TTGAATTCCTACAGCTCTATGCAGAATGCACTTTAGAAGTACGACGACTTCTTGATCCGATCCTGGCTAAAGTATAGCAGGCTTTTGGGAAGATTCCCAAAAGCCTTATTGAAGAGGGAATTTATTGAAAAATAGTATAAAAAGGGTAGGGGAGTAACTTTGAACATTTATTACGCCAATATTTAATAAAGATTGACATAATTCTACAGTATGTTACAATGATTGAGGTGCTATCCAAAGCGGTAGGCGGTTAGTCCTTCTCTCAGAGGGACTGGTACCCTCTGTTTACATAAATAATCTTCTCTGGAAGAAATATTGGAGTAAAGGAGGGGATTGCAGTTATGACTTTAGACCAAATAATACAATTTGTGATAATGCTCGTCGCAGTCGCTGGTTTGTTCTATCAAATCGGTAAACGAAAATAACCGCCTCGCCAAAGTACGGTTATTTTCTGAATTAAGAATTTAATTGAACTTGAGACTAACCGCTTATTTTACGGATAGCATCTTTTACTTATTATTACATAAAGACATGGTTATGTCAATTAGTTTTAACTTTTGTTTTATGTATTTACTTGATAACTTGATAAAGTTATTTTTTTAATATACATTGGTTTTCATCAAAATCTGCTTCGTACCACCCCTGTTCTTTAGAATATGTAAGAAACCATTCCTTGACTTTATCGGTTACACGTTGCATTTCATCCCCATCAGAGTTATATGGATTATATATCCCAATCACCTGTTGGCTTGGAACAATAGTGCTTGGGTCATTTTTAGATCTGTCATTTGAGTCTGGAAACAAATTTCTTTAATCTTTTCATATTTATATTTCCCCAAATAATTCAGTTAAAATATTTCAATATGTTCAATATCAGAAAATCTTATAGTAATAATAATTTTCTCATTGTTGATGTAGCTTGGCTCATTTTTATAGTTTTTATTTGTTTCCTTATCAAATTTAGCAAACCCACTTAATGCAAGCCAAGAATCATTTTCTTTCTCCTCATGGTTTTTATGATGTCCAATCAAATAATAATCCTTGTCTTTTAAATATACTTTTAAATTAGAACCATTTTCTAAATCAAGAACATCATGCCAAATATCGTCATTCAAAGTTTTATGAAATAAGTGTACAGTTAAATTTTTAAACCATTTCCTCTGTGACAATATAGCGATAATACTTACAACAACTATACCAAGTATAATAGATAATGCTGAATTAATAAATGGAGTATTTGGAATAGTTTTTAGCCATTGTATTCTTAGTAATGATATTAGAGAAAGAAAACAGTAACTGATTGCACAGCTAAAAATTAGCAGATTTTTTGCGTCAATTCTTTTTGATAAAGTAAATTCAAACCATTTGATTGTTAGATAACCAGGTATTATGTATTGCAGTATTAGTGGTAAATTATCTAATACATTCGTAAATTCTTTTATATTATTCACCTTCCTCGTTATTGCTACCGTTCCCTGTCATTAATGTTATATCAATAGGGGTTGTTCCACTGGATTCTATTGAAGCATTTACATGTGGATGTTCTTGATACGATTCATATATTGTACCGTTATTATTAATTTCGATAGATGGATTTTCAATGTTAAATAACGTGTTATTTCGTTTATCAGACATATTTTTATCCTCCCATAATATAATTGGTATTTATTGATATATAGTATATAGTATGGATAAAAATATTTCAATACTTTTTGAAAGCATAATAAATGTGTTTTATTTATAGAAACATATTTTAATCTTCTCACTTTCGTGAGGGTCGGACTGTATATCACAGCCACATACAATTACGCCTGTATGCAGCCAAACCTTGTCAGTCTCTGAATAATAGTTCTCCGTTTAAGTCTCCACAACTTTCGGCTAGGAGAAATCCTTGCATTATTCTATCTTTCCTGTATAAACAGTTGCTATAAAAGGATAGGAAAGCAGCATCACTCTTTTGGTTGTACCCAGTCACGGGCAAGTTTTCCTTCTTGGTTTCGAGTACCTATTACAAGTCTTTCGGCTCAAAATCGTTTATACTCTGTGAACACTTCCATATCTGAATAATCAGACTTAGGGGTTCCGTTGCTGATTGGTGGTTTAGTCCTTTTCCACAAGACACGTCACTTAGCGTTTCCACATATGACCTATCGCATATTTTCTTACCATTACTGATATCCTTTCGGAGTGCGTATCACGCTCGCCGTTTCCAGCCACGTTGTAGCCATGCGATACTATATATTCACTATGATATAGCTTCCCAGCACTGGGGAATAGCAATCCCCAATTACGATTTATTTTATAGAACACTATGAATTGACTAAGTTCACACATCCCTACCTTTGAAATTCATGTTTTATCCATGGATAACTTAGGTATGGAGGGCATATTCAAAACAAAAAACAGTTTATGAAATCCGTATACTCATACGGCATTTACCAGTGTTCTTGAGTCCAGAAAATAATCCGACTCCTGCTCCAATAGTACCTAATGGAGTTAAGGTTGTTACAAGTTTTGTTGCTCCTTGTACTAAATTATCAATTAGGTTCACTCCTGATTTTAATTCATCTGAGTTCACTAAATTGTTAATGAGTTCATTCCAGCTATTCGATAATTTATTGAGTGTTCCTGTTAAATTTGTTGCAGATTTATTTGCTTCCTCCAATGCGCTTCCTGAACCTTCGGAATAATCAACGAGCATCTTATCAAACATGTCCATGTTTTGAAGTAATGCTGCAAGTTTTGTAGCCTGATATTTCAATTATATTCAACTAGATTCGCAACATCTAGTTAGCTGTTGATTGTAAAAAAATATGGTTGATTAATCCACATTTAAAATGTTATTATACTTTCCATATTTAAAATTGTATGCAAATTCATCCCATTGCTCTTGTGTATTATATCCATAACCATACATATTATGAAATAATGCATGTATATCTTTAGATAAACAAACTCCTAACGGATATTTGGATTGATTTATTCTAAACACTTTTAAAATATTTTTCAATTCTTTATCAGTATAATCATCTATACTTTCTTTAATTTTTATACCTAATTTACTTAAAGTTTCATTAAGTATTAAATTTAAGCTATATATATGGTGGATATCATCAAACCTATTATCGGTTAAAATGCACTTATAGTTACAATTAATTATAGATTTCTTTTTCCATTCTAAGTTATTTCTTCTCACATATTCAGACAAATCATTATAGCTTGATTTCTCATATAATTTTACTAGCCCGTTTCTATAACGAAAATTATTAATAGAAGTAGCACTTCTTCCTAAAATTTCCCCTATTTGCTTATCCGTCATATGATTATAATTATTGGAAATAAAAAGTTTATCTGATTCAGAAAATTTTGTTTCGAGAATTAGTTTGTTCGATAATCCTAAAGACAATGCTTTTACCATAATTGCAGAACGAGATCTGTTAGGTAAATATGTCATCACTTCATCTAATGTACAGTATTCATATCTCATTTTTAAAATTTTTAACTCTTTCTCATTCCAAAAATCTCTTGTTTTTAATCCCATTTTCCTAGCTTTAGAAGTGATAGCATTATATGTATATTTATTGTCAAATAAATTTACAAGTTCTTTTATATGCCCATACATTTCAGGATATTTTTCTTGGAGTATATTCTCATCTTCTTTTGTCCAGTAATGGTTTATAATATGTATATTAAGACTACTCATTTTTTTATGGATATATGACTTTGGGATATTTGGAAAACGTTTATGTATTGCGTCCCAATCACCAACAGGATAATGAACTTTTAAAAATTCAACATCATCTATGGTAAAACGATATGTTGAGTTTTTGTATATGTTAATACTTTTCAATTTGCCAATAATAGTTCCGGATTCTCGTTTATATTTTTGTGCTAATTCAAATGGCTTCATTCCATTCTGATAATCTTTTATGATATTTTCTAATTCACTCTTTGAAAAGCTTTTGGCTTTTCCTTTTGTAATTCGTAATCCAAGTGTATGAAAATGCCTTTGTATTGTTTGCTCTTGAAAGTTATATTTTTTTGACAATTCGGTCAGATCTAAACCATTATGATAATCACTAATCATATTTTCTAATATTTCATTTGTTAAAATATTTCTCATAATGTTGTTTGCTCCGTTAATTATTAATTTACTTTTTTGTTTTCTTTACACACTAAAAAAGAAGTCCAAAGATTTTATAAATCTTGGCTTCCTTTTTATGTTTAATATTTCTTATTCGTATTAAATCTCGATTCTTTCTCGAATCCAAAGGAATATAAAAATTTGCATAAATGTACAGATTTTTATATTCTTTTTATTTGAAGAGGAGTAATCGGCTCCTGATTAACAATCAACAACATCTTTATTTTTCAATAAATGTTTAGACTATTTCTTCATCTTCACCATTATGTGTTAAGAGTGACCTTTTCGATTTAAGGGGTTTTCACCCACACCTTTGCGATTGTGCCCTACGATTATTGATTTGGATATTCAGGATTTCCACCTTTATTCTCTTGTCCAAATCCCGACATGGATCTAGTCGTTGAACGTTCACCCTCGGCTCAAGTACCGTATGATCTACGGGATACGTTAGGGTGCTTCGCTGCATGAACAGCCAATCCTTGTGTTTTAAAACCGTCATATAGTGGTTTCCCCTATATTGTGGTACAAGGCTCTAAGGCATTACCTGCAATTAAATTCATTCTAGTCATACATTTCTGTATAACGTGGCAAAATTTGCCACCAACATTAGTTAAAATTTCTGCCCTTAGTGGGTCGTCTTCATCTAACTGGTTAAATGTTTTTGCTAAATCCCTGATAATAGAAATAGGATTACGGAGTTTTTCTGTCCCGTCAACAAATTCAGTCATGGAGGCATTAGCTTTAGTTAATGTATCAGTAATTTTATCCGATGTTACATTCTGGAGGTTGATTAGGATAGATTTTATGCTATTACCTACTTCGCTACCACCAGATTTAGTAACAGCTTCCATTGTACCAATCATAGCAGATAAGTCTTCAATATTTACGTTATAACTTGAAGCAACTGTTCCTGCTTCACTCATAGCGGTTGCCATATCCTGTAAAGCTACACTGTTACGGTTACTTATACTATTTTGACCATCTAAAACTGCATTTATTTTACTTGCTTCACCATTGAATTTATATGCTGCGTTGGTTGCGATAACATATTTATCTGCTACCTCCTGTGTCATATCACCTGCTGATTGTGCAAGTAAGGACTGCTCAGCCATAGCTTCTCCAGCTTTGCCGTAAAATCCTGATTGTGACATACTCTGGACACCAGATAAATAATCACTTGCCGTCCTGCCATATTTACTTGCAGTATCAAATGATTCAAGCCCTAATTGTTTTAATTCTTTTGCCGTTAGATCAGATGTTTTACTTATTTCAGTTAATGTATCATCAAGATTTTTGATTTCTGTAATAGCATCTTTTGTTTTTGATACAGCAAACATGACACCTGAACTGACAGATAACCATTGAGAAAACCCTTGTGCTGCTTCTGTAAACTGGCTTTTTAGTGAAGCACCAAGCCTGTTGATCCCGCGCATGGAATTTTCATTTTCCTTAAATCCTCTGGATATTTTCTCATAATCCATTTGTGACATCTTTGCATTTAAATTCCGTAGACTGTCAATATAAGCTTGATTGTTAGCAATTGTTTCTTTGGTTGCTTTAGTATTTTTTTGATTCCACGCTTCGATAGTATTCGCCTTAGTAAGCCTTTGGTGTATGCTGACATACCCTTTTGCTGATACTTGCAGTTTGGTATATTCATTGCTAGTTTCATTCAATGCTTTTTGTAGTTTATCGTTTAATGATATGATTTCCTGGAAATTATCTTTATCAAATGGTTGGCTTAACCTTTTTCTTAATACATTGAATGCATTATTAACGCTTTCTAATTTTTCGTCAACTTCCTTTTGGGAGAATCCAATACTCCTAAAATTGCCGCCAATTTTTGCGATTTGTGTTGAATAATCATTTTTGGTTCTGCCACTTACTAAATCTTTGATATTATTGATTTCATTTAATTGGTTTTGGGATGATTGTAATTCTGCCAGCCTATTTTTTATACTTGGTATTAATTCTGCTAACCGATTATAGGCATTTATTTTATCATCGTTACCCATTGATATGTTCAATTCATTTGATAGACTGATTAATTCTTTATAATCATTTTTTAGTGATTCATCAATTAAGCTTGAATCAATTTTATTATAACTATCAGTGATTTTTGATGACTGATTTTGATATTTATATGATGTAATTCCGCTATCAATCTGTTTTAGTAAGGATTCTGTGTTTTTGCTCGATTCCCCAACCTCATTGACAGCAATGCCAGCAGATTTAGCAGCATCGGTAAATGCCTTCCATTTTGAATTTATAACACTAAAATTGCTTTGTGTATTGACTTTTTCTAAATCAGAATACAAAGATTCAACCGTTACTTCGGTACCATTTATTTCGGCTTTAAATCTATTGATTTCTGGACTGATTCTTTGCAAATCAGCTATTTTAGATTGTAGCCCAGATATATTAATGCCAACTTTTTCCTCTCGGTTAGCCGCAGTTGTTTCAGATTTGATTTTTGCTAATTCGGATCTGGCAACACGGAGCTGGTCGTTGAAAGAATTTAGAGACGCAGTATCACCTACACTAGAAATAGCAGAATCTAAATCTTTTATAGTCTGGGTTATCTGAGGGAAATCTTTTGCATCCGACTTAAATTTTTCTAAATCATTTTTAGCAATTGATAGTCCAGACGATAAATCAGTTCCTTTCATCTTTGTTGATACATTATCAGAATTCCTCAATTCCTTTGTCAAAATTTTAAGGTCAGATATTTCATTCTGTACTCTAATCCTTGCATCATCAAAAGTTTCAGCAGTTGCATGTTTGAGGTCATACATTGCATTTTCTACATAAGCCAACTGTGTATCGAGCCTATTTAACGAATCATCTGATGTGATTGGCCTTGAAGAATTTTTATCATAAGCACCTGATTCAATTTGCTTAATAGTGTTTTGCATGTTAACAATTGTTTCTTTTTGTTTCTTTGAAAAATTATCTGTTTTTGCAGAAACAGTATCAAGTGATTTAGAATATTGCCCAGCAACTTCCACAAAACCATGAAGAGCTTCTTCTTCACCATTGTTATTAGTTTTAGTCCCAATTTGTCTCCAAGCAATAGTTTTTTTGACCACTTCATTTAACTCGTTTTCATAAGTTACAAGTGCCTGATGCAGCCTTTCGACATTTTGACCAGATTTTTCGTCATAAGATGTACGGGTCTGGATGTTTATATCTTTTACTTTGCCTTTCCCATTTGTCCATCCATTGACAAGTTTTTCCATCTCATTTTGGAATTGTTTCGAATCTGATGGACTGACTTTGAAATATTTCCCAATATTTTTTGAACTGACATTATTAATGGCTCTATTAGCAGCATCAGATATGGCTTCCCCAAATTGCTGACCAGTCTTTTGCGCATATTTGACAGCTTGTGTCGTATCAACTTCTATATTGGAAATAGTAATTTTCTGATTGACTAATTTCTCAATGTCGCTGGCTAATTTTTGCGCAGTTTTTGGATCAATTTCTGCCTGTATTTTTAATTTCTCAATTTGCTCCTGGAGTGTTCCTATATCAGAATTGATATTACCTTTTGATTTTGCCTCATCCAGTTTCGCTTGGAGTTCTATTAAAAACTCATCCATATATCTTAATTACCTCCTTTTATTTTGAGCATAAAATAACCGCCAACAAAAGGGCGGTAGTAGATTTTGTGAATATAATTTTTCTATTTTAAGATGATATACATTATAAAATCCATATTGACTATCTATATATTTTCTTCTATACTAAATTTAAAACAAAAAAATAAAAGATAGGAGATACCAATATGTATAAAGTTTCTATTTATAACAAAACTAAAAAACTTATTTCTGTTTACGAACGTATCCATACCATCAAATACTCAAACGAGATGTCAGAGACAATAGTTACTGGTGAAGAAATATTATCCCATCACTTCCCAACTAATTATAATTACCAACTTCTTTCGGATAGTGGAAATTATTCTATAGATTCATCTGTTATAGGTACATTTGAGGTATCAAAAGTCTGTTATTGATTACAAAATCCCTCATGAGATATGAAAAGTAATATTTACATAAGGGATACCTTCTGTTTCAGTCTCTATTTTATTAAGAACTTTTTTTATGCAATCATCTTTCATGACCAATCCTAAATTAGTTTCTATATCAATAGATATATTATCTACTTTGGAGTCAGTATAATTCTTTTTTAAAAATTTGTTCCTATTTTTTATTATCATTTCTGAATTCCACTTTCTTTAAAAAAAATATATTTTTGTTATAAGAATATTAATCCTTTGTTATTTTACTTTAATTCCTTGTTTCCCTAATTCTTCTTTAAAAATGCCTATTAAGTTTTCTTCACAAAACTCTTCAAATACTTCCCAAAATCTGTGTTCTCTTGTTTCATTCGTAATGATTCCTCCATGGCTACCGATTGATGCAGCTAATATTTGTCGTTCCCCTGTCCAGAACTCGTTATAGTCCATCTTGCTTTCATCCATAAAAATTTGTCCACGAGTTTTCCCTACCATTCTTGAAATAGCCGACCTCCAAAAACTAAACGTTCTGGAATAATAGTCTGGTTCAAACGTATCATAGAACTCTGTCTCTATAATTTCCTGCAATGAACCAAGTAGTCTGTTACAAGTATTTTCAACTGCAATATCTATATTCTTATTTAGGGCTTTAAATAATCCCTTATATGTTTTAATTGCCATATATTTCTCCTTCCAAAAATTTTTACAGAGTAAATAGGAAAAGTTTGCATTCACCATTCATCATAGCCAGTTCAATTATTGTTTACTTTGTACTGTTATAATGTTATCATAATGCTAAATATTTTTATGGAGGATTATTATTATGAGTACATCGCAAGCAAAAAATTTAGCACATGATTTGACAATTAAGTACATTGAAATTAATAGGAATGTTTTAAATGATCCGTCACTGTCTAATATTCCTAAAATGGTAGATGAATTTGCCGATATAAACAAACAATTTTATGACGCAATTATACAAAATGAAACATTATCAAATCTTTACTAGTTTTGTCTGTTTTTATGATTTGTTACTGGCATGTATCTTTCAAATTGTTCCAAAATGCTATTAAATAAACATCTTGTCTGGGAAATTGAAAATTTATTTTCAGATAAGATGTTTATGAATTCTTTCTTGATGTTGTAACCATTGTTTTGAGTTATAGTATCTTCTGCTGGTATTTCTTTTATTACTGAATTTTCATACATACTATTTTCCTCCAACTTTAATAAAAGATATATTTAATCATCAATTGTGTCTCTGTCTTTCTGATTCGTCTCATGTACCAGTAACGCAATCTGTTCAATTAACGCTTGCTGAAATTCTTCTTTAGGTGTATCTTTCAGTACATCATATGTATTTTCGATTAGCTCTTTAATATTTTCTTTTTCTTGAATAACCGCTCTAATAATGCCATAAAACTCTGCTTTTAACTGTGCTTTGATTTTCTTTGTTGCATACCAGTTTTTAATTAGTTTAATCATATTTCATTTTCCTTTCTGTATATTGTAAATTTCCAATAATAATTATCACTGCTCCACATTTCAAATTCATTTAAATATGGATTAAATTTTACATGGTTGATTTGAGGGGAAGAGGAGCAGATATTAGAATATGTTTCTGAATCAATATTATATTTTTGTGATTTTAAAGTTTGATCTATTTCAGATGAATACATTATTTTGTAATTACCTCTATTTCTGTTCTTGGATTGCATTTGTCATATCCAGTTTTTAAAGTAAGAGAATGAAGATGTTTCTCATCATCATCTACAATAAAACCGGATTCCGTAAATGAATCCAAGATAAATTTTGGCACTTGATTATCTACATCATGTCGTCTTTTTGATTCAAAGAAAACAGTAATAACAATATCAAAATTGTCTAATTGCATATTCGAGTATCCCAATTCGTTTATCAACCAGCAACCAAATAACTTCCACTTTTGCTTCAATGCATTCATTTGTATTCTTGGAAGTATACACCATTGATTTATACTTGGATGTCTTGGTTTATCAATTTGTTTTTTTGTTGCCCGCGGATGTTGTGAAAAATAGTATTGATTGTATTTAGATACAACATCGTTATCTATGATTATTTTTATTTCTTTCACCTCGTTTTAAAATAATGGTAGGAGAGGAGCAGTTCAGTCTTTTACACCTCCCCACATAAATACCATTACTTATTGACTGAACCTTAATAAGTAATAGTATTTAGCAATAAAAGAACGGCTTCAAATTATTGAAACCGTCCTTCTGCATCTATTGTATCTTTAATATTGATGTATGATTCAAGTTTTGCTATTCTTTCCTCTAAATTAACAACTTTATTATTAAGTTCTTCATTTGAATTTTGTAATCGCTCAATTTTTCTATTTTTATCTTGGGCATTTTTCCATAGGATTGGAATAAGTTCGCCATATCTAATCATATGTATATATTCGCCAGTTTCTTTTTCACCAATTTTAGCGATAATTGGTTCACCATTATCATCATATAATAGATTGCCTTCTTCATCCTTGGCTTGACCAAAAATGTCTTCAACAACTGGAGACTTAATAAAAGCAGCAAAATCTTTTGAATCAATACCTAATTCATTTAATACTTCTTCTAATTGTTGTGCAATCATACCATAATGTGTTCTACCAGATTCTCCATCATTTAATTTGTAAGTATATGTTAATACTTTTTCAATTAAATGTTCAACAGTACTTAAATCAATTTCGGTTATGGAATTTTTCATATTTTTATCAGAAGTTGTTGTAATACCAGTCTTTGAGTAAATCGCGTCCCAAGCATAGCCACTCGAACCAAGATTCATAGCACCATGTACTCCTGGCCTTTTATCAGTTTCTATAAAACTTCTAGGAGTTACCTGACCTGATTCAACAAGAATTCCATTTGCTATTGAACCATGATTGTCTGCTAAACCAATTGGGCCATATCCTTGCATAATTACGGGATGAACGCTTGAATTCCCTAAACCAATAATTAATTTAGTTCTATCTGTGTTTTTTATATAGTTTGTATTACCGTCAATGCTAGGGAGATACGCACCTGAAACAGTCCCTCCGCTTCCTAATTCGCTTTTTTTCGCGTAAGTATCTTTAATAACATTTCCGTCACTATCCTTAGTAGCCCTTGCGATTTGTAGCTCTAAGTTAGCACCAGAACCAACAGAGGATATAAGTGTTGGCGTCGCCCCATCATAATAATGGTACAATCTTAAACTATTTCCTAAAGTATCGAATTCGTAATAATTGTTTGCTTCATTGCATTGGAGTCTAAAATTTGCGCCCTCTTGGTCAACATATCCAATCACTTTAGCGTTTGGGTAAGTTGGATTTGCCACGACAAATTGTGGTTCACCGTATCCAGAAAAACTTCTACTGACAGTAAGGGAAGATGTTTTGACACCCGGAGATTCAATCGGCTTATCAATTTCCATTTTATCGTAACCGGCTGTAATTCTGGCATCATTATCCCAATCTTTGGTTGACACATGGAAATCTATATATTTACCAACTTCCATTACACCATCACTTTTTACTATCGGAATTTTACCACGTGGATCTGCACTAGAAGAATTATTTACGTGATAACCGTCAACCGTATCTGCATTATCAGCCGTATCCGCATGTTTTACAGAGCCATCTTCAGTAATAAATGTATACCAATCACCCAAAGAGTAATTGTCTGGTACGTTTGGATCGTACCCGATGATTCTTTGTTGTAATGTTGAGCCACTTTCAAATTCAACAAATATATTATATTTATTGAAACCACATGAAATTTTAACTATTCCATTCCCTTGTTTTGGTGATAACCCCAAATTCATAAGATTTCTCATCTCTGATATAGTTGAATTTGTTCCTGCAAAAATATAACTAGTGTTATCTTCAAGCCCATTTATAAAAGAAGATAAAGTATCGTGTTCTGTGATATATTCTTTTGATAATTTTACCATGCCTGTATCACTAGGGGTAGAACAGTATTCAAGGTTATTCCAATGGGTTACACCATCGCCAACTTTATATCTACCATATTTATCAGAGGAATATGCAAGCTGTCCAGCCAATAATATAGGATTATTGGCTTTCCAGTTTTCTTCTGTATCATATGCCTGCTTATGCTTTACTAAAATTGTTTGTTCCATTTTATCACACCTATTATATTGAACTTGTGCCGCCATCTAAAATAAGGGTATTTTCTCCATTTTTCAAAATATCTGTAGGGATCTCCTCTATATTTACGGCATTTGAAGCATCTTTTGTTAGTACAGTTCCATTTACTTTTACATCAGTGACAGCAGCATCCGCTTTATCCAAAGAGTCCTGTACACCCTGCTCAAGTTTTGCCTTTGTTACATTACCATCTTTAATTTTACTTGTAATTACAGAATCATCAGCCAATGCGTCAGAACTAACAGAACCATTTACGATTGATGCAGATATTTCCATTGTAGACGGGTCAATAGCAAGCTGGATCTGTGCTGCATTTGCCTTCGCTTTATAAATGTTCGCAAGTTTATTTACATTAATATATACTTTATCATTGGCTGAATTTGCAATAGTTAACTCAATGTAAGTCCCTGTTTCGGTTACTCCGGACGGAAGGGCAGATGCATCATTTAACTCAATAACTTCTGCAGCACTTACAAACATATCCTTTGGTATATCAATTACACCGATTACGATATCTTTTCCGTCGCTGTCAACGCCCTGCTTTACAGTGTACGACTTTGCATATCCATCTGTGGTTTTACTGGTATCAATTGTTACTTTTCCAGCAGATTTAATTGAGTCTACTAATTCATTGATGGAAACAACAATATTTGTCTTATCAGTTGTCTTTAAAGTAGTCAAATCGCCAATTCTATCAGATAATTCTTTTAATTCTGATAGTCTTACATTCGCCTGCTTAAGATTATTAAAAGTATTGACCCCGTCACCTACTTTGAATATTGGTTCTTTTGTTGCATCTGTTGGGAAAAGGATTCCCATCTCTCCCTTAAGTAAGACTTTTGTAGATGCACCCCAATTTACCTCTGTGTCGTTGCAGATTAAAATTCTTGTACTTAATGTGTTAGTATTGGTATTTCCCATTTAGAAAATCCTCCTTTATAAATAATAAATCCACTATAGGAAATAGTGGAAGATTAGTTAGGTTATTTTTTATTTACTCGATCCGCCTGAAATAATATCTATATTTTCGTGATTTTTACCAATACAAAAATATTTCATTTCATTGCCATCCCATCTATATACAGAATTGTTTTCTGTATCAATATAGATTAAATTTGCTTCACCAACAGGAGGGAATAATAGATAATTCTGTTTTTCTACTACATTTTTGCTTTTAGAAGAAATTAATTCTTTGATTTTTTTATCATAGTAAGTAAGTTCTTCCATATACAATACTTTGTCTTCCATAAAACATCACCACCTAACTGTTGAAAAGTGAATCAATATCATCTTTAGTAATTCTTTGTGGTTTTTCTATAGTAGTCCCACCGCTTTCACTGTTATTCTGTGAATATTGTTTCCACATGTTTGTATCTTTGCTCAAAAACCATGTAGTGGAATTTTCCAGACAAATGCATTCACTTCCAAACGCACATGGTGAAGAAGATACTGTGTCCCCTTCCTGTTTTTTGCCCTCAATTCCAACCCGTGGGAGGTTTTTTATGTCTGATACATAGTCACACATAAATTTTCTGTAATTACTATAGTTATGATGAGTTCCTGTTTCTTGAATCCAGTATGCTATATTAATCACCGCCTTTTTATGAAAAATAAATAAAAGAGCATTTCGTTATGATAGTGGTCTTTTATTTGCGTCTATAGCTGTTCCGTATATTTTAAACAAATCCACCCTTTGTTTGTTTTACCCCATGTTTTAGCCATGTTATATTTTATAATTTCTACAACAGTATGGTTTACATATTTTCCAAGGCGTCCAGATGATTTTTTTGCCTTTTCCCTGATAATCAGCCCTGAAGAAGTATTAACTTTATACTTTGGGTATTTTGTTTCATCTGTATCCTTATTTTTTACTGCGCTACTTGTAGTAACAGTCTTATATTTCGGTCTGGCAAATCCACGGATAACAGACCTTGAACGTACCCTGCGCATAACAGATCCGCCATTGTCATTGCTTGAAATACTTGTATTCCCTTCGATGACTGTATATGTACCATTCGAATTTTTCTTTTCTACAATCCCAATATGGGAGGCTCGTCCCTTACCAAAATCCATCAGGCATAAATCCCCTTTTTTGCCTTTTGTATTTGGATACCATCGGTTGATTTTTTTATAATAGGATTCTACGTTAGGGCAGTATGCAACCTTTTGTCCATTGCAAAGTAAATTTGCTGCACCTGTTTTATAAAACAGCCAACTAATAAATGCACAACACCATGGATATGCGGAGCCAGATACTTCTTTCCCATAATACCAAGTGTTATATTTTACTTTGTTGGAATTTGCTGGTTTTTCTTTCACGCCGATTTCTTTCACAGCCTTTTTCACTATCTTATTTGCCGTAATTATAGCCATATTTCTCCTTTCCGTAATAAAAAAGACATAAATAATATGTCTTAATTAATTACTTTCCATTTCTGCATTTCTGTTTCCACAATACTGTGGACAAAACTATTTTTGCCTCCGTGCGCCTCATATTGGCTAATCAGTCCTTCTAAAGATTCTTTTTCCATATGGTTCCAATATGGGACAGGGTTTGTTTCAGAGTATTCCCTTTCAGAATAATATCTGTAACTATCCCCAATTTTATCTTTATATTCTGCAAGTTTGTCCTCGTCTTGGATTTTTCTCATTTCAGAGATGGACAGAGATAAAGAGTCAACTTTTTCATTTAACACAGAAATATTATTTTGCAGAATCTTATCATGCTCATCTGATTCTTTTACGTCATGCTCATGTTTGTGTTGTAATGAGGATAGACTTTTTATCGTATCCATCAGAAGTTCATGGTCATGGTTTTTCTTCCTGACCCATTTTACAGGCTTCCCAATAATTTCTGAAAATTTACCAATAATGGAGAATGCTGCAATAGCTGCTGACATTATGATAAATATTCCTAAAATTAAGGACGTAATATCTTGCTTAAAGAGTAAAGTTATCGCATCCATTCATAATTCCATCCTTTTATCCTGTTTTTATAAAGAACATTAAAATATTATTTACTTTTAATCTCAACACCTAAAATTTTCCCAAGTGATACAATTGCCTTCCCCACATACAGGGAAATCGCTGACAGCATCACAAAAATAGGTGTTATCCCAACAGAAGATAAGTCAGTTGCTTCAAAGCAATATGCAGTGCCAATAAACATTCCACCTACGATACCTGCTTTGATTATTCCTGATATTAACTTTTTGAAACTGAATTTGAAATTTTCTTTTTCAACATTGAAATATGTACCAGCAGCAATATTCATAACAACTGCTACTAAAAGTACTGGCAATAATTCTATAATTTCTTCCATAATAAAAATCCTTTCTGTTTACTACAATAATTATTTGTTTTTATAGTAGATGTTTTGATAAAAATCAGATAAACACTTAAATAGTTCAAATGTTTTTGCATATTTATATGTATTAATCCCATTAATTGTTTTTACAAAAGAATACCTGATCCCATGTTCGCTCAGCCAGTTCTTTTCGGCAATCCATTGAGTAGAGTATTCTTTATCAAATCTGTAATCTATAATAAACCTCCTCCCTAACGTAAAAAAAATAGGATAGGAGTATCTAAAATTAGCGATATACTCTTATCCTATTTTCTATTGTTCAATCGCTAATTTATTCAATCACTATAATTTTTACATCTTTCTTTTTGATGATTAGGAATATATTTGTTTTTGTCAGAGCAAAATCTCTGACATATGCATAATTTTGCCATATCCGTATTTTCTTCTTGGCTTTCTTCAATAAGTTTGCAAATTAGCATTTTTTTTCCACTTCGTTTTACAAATTTTTCATAGCAATTTTTACACATACTGCCACCTATAATTTATAAGAAAAATTCTGTTTTCCAATTTCTCCACTATATTTTAGTGAAATAAAATCTGAATCTACACCATCAGCATTTTTAATTCTTATCCCATAACCGTGAAAATCAATATCCAATTCTTTTGTTGCCTTATTATAAGATAGAATACGACACTTTTCTGTTTTATATTTTTTATTTGTCACAGTTTCAGCATTGTCTTGCGTATTTTCCATATATTCAATGTTTTCGTTCTTTTTTCGAGCCATAATTACCTCCGGTTAATGTAAGGCTACACAACATTAGTCGTGTAGCCATTTTTACTAAGATATAACTACTTTTACTATATCCTTAATACCCTTGTAATCAACATTGATATAAGTAGTTCCATTTGTGACACCAGTAACAGTACCATCAGATGTTACAGTAGCAATAGCAGAGTCATCAGAAGTAATGGTATAATCATTTGCATCAATACTAATATTACTGTACAATCCCCCTTTGATACCGATAACATTTAATGTTTGTGTATCATTTACCGCAAGTGTGATAACTGCTGGAATTGCAGCGATATCAGAAACCGTAACTGTAGATTCCACAGATGGGATTTCTGATATATAAGCATACACACTTCCGTCTGAGCAGGATGCCCCTCCTACTGCCAATGCGTCACCATTTAATGTGGTAGTCGTGTTTCCACCTGCCTCAAGGGAAATATCAAAAGTTCCGCTTAGCTGGAATGAAGGAATATCAATTTGAACTTCACCTACTTTACCTTTTTTGTTATTGTGCTTGTCTGCTGTTAATACCAGTTCACCAATCATAGGAGTAGATTCAGCATCAATTGTAACCCCTTTAACATGTGTGCTATACTGATATGTTGCAAAAACTGTTCCATCAATATTACCAACTGTAATAGATGACCCTACTGGAGTAACTTCGATTGTAGAACCGTCAGCTTTTTCTATATGTACATCACCAACAGGTTTTTTATTTAGCGTACCAACACCATTTGTTAAAGTAACGCATTCGGCAACTGCGAATACATCTTTTAATCCTTCAAAAATCGTAGTTCCTACATTGGCGGCAATATATGCTAAATTCCAGTCTGCCATTTCAATAGATGGAGAAAGTTTTCTGCCATACTTATATTTGTATAAAGTTTTTCCGCCTTTCCCCCCTGTGATTTCCTGATCCTCTGTGGATACAGAGATAGAGGTGTTTAGGGAAGTCGTACCAGTAAATGCTAGCATGCCGTTCACTAAAAATGCTACATCAGCGGTAGAGACTAAAAAATCTTTTGAGCGTTCGTTTGTCATATCTTTCATAATTTGTTTCCTCGCTTTCAATAATTAATATGAAAAAGAAATAAGATTCTATTCAATCTTGTTCCTTAACTCAGTTTCATCTGTTTTTAGATTTCTATATCTGTCAGTTATTTCAATACTTGTCATCCAATGTTGGAGAGGTTCTTTGAATGTTACCATTCCGCTCATTTGCCCAGAAAGGCATGCTTCATAGTCTTCATGCTTATTGATGCGTTTTATGTATCTCCAAAATTTTCGTATGGTCAAATTTGATACATATTCCTCTGTAACATTTATTCCGATTATTAAAGAATCTATATAATCTTAAATATTAGATTTTTCTTTATTCTTTTTTAATTCAAATGCCCTTGCCTTTTCTAAAGCCCTAACGGTATCTATATTCATAAATTCATCAAAATCAAAATCAATATCATTTTGAATAATGATAATTTTTCTTATATCATCAAATATCTCATTTGTTATTTGTACCCCATTAATCGAAAGGGAGAGTGTAGACATATCGCATTCTATTTTAGCATCTTCACCACAGCTCAGTTTAAGAATTCCTAATATAAAATCATAATAATATGGAAGCAATGGGGTTTTATATTTTTGTGATAGTTCTTCATTGCGGCAGGCATATTTGATAAAATCAAAGTATCCCATTTTAATGATTTGTTTTTCTTGGAATATGGAATCTTTTCGCAATGTTAAAGCCATTTGGAACTGTTGAAATACAATTATATTCTTCATTTTAATAGGATATAAGATTATATTATCGTTATATTGAATGGCTTTATTAAATATAATATATGGGAATAATGCTTGTTTGCTAATTTCCACAAGGTTCTCCTTTTTCATTTAAGTTTTTGACATGGTATTTTAATTTTTTTCCATAAAATTTTGGGTTTGGACAAAACATAGAACAAAATCCATGTTCTGCAGGCTCAATATTACCAATTCCTTTAATTTTTTGATTTCCATTTATGCTTCTATCTACTACATCGCAAAGAATATCAATCCGGTTTCCAAAATATCCGACCTCATATCCCATTTTTTCTATATCATTAATCGTTGGTATAGTATTATTAGTTATCTTGACAAGATTTTTACCAGTAAAGATACAGATATAAAAGTAAAAGTCCGCAAATATACCTTTATTAATAATATTTATATCAGGTATTTCAATAAAAACAAATGTCTTTTCATCAGTTGTTGTATCGTCTACAAAATTATAGTCAAATACATAACCTTGTTCATCATATTTCGTCCCGTCAATTATAAAGGTTCCACCTAATAATATTTCTTTTTCTAATATTTTATCTGTAGGAGGTTTATGAGGATTAATAAGTTTGACAAAATCTTTATTTTTTAAAAGAATGTCAATGATTTTATTTTTATATATAGAAGCATTATATAAATTTGGCATCATATACCTCCGTTAATCTATAATTTTTACAGCCATTTTTGCGCTAACTTTTCCTTGTACAATTATTTGTATCAAAAAAGAGGACTTAATCAAATCTTCATCATCAATAAACAAATCTATTTTATTTTCATATTTGTTTTGAATGATATTAAAATTTGACACTAACTTCCACTGATAATTCACTTTTTGCCAATCAACAGTGTTACCGTCCTTATCTGTAAATGTAACAGTATATGTACGCTTGCACCCATTCTTTAGATTTGTATTTCCAGAAATCATGCACCTTAAATCTGTCGTTTCATTGGGTGGTTGTGGAGCGGGTGGGAGAGGAGAGGACGGATCTATATAATCACAGATTCCCAAATCTGGTCTGTCCTTATCTTCACGCCTGACATCCTGAGTAACCGTAATATTGCAGATCCCTTTTCCGTAGTTACTGGCAGTTGTATCATTTTGTGTAATAACATAAGGAATGGAATTATCTCTACTGACATAGAACCGTTGTGGACTTGCCAATGAGATAGTATCACTATTCGCTTGTACTTTTTCCATATGCTGTGCTGAACCAAGTTTTAGTGTGTTATTCCCAGATTCACCACTATTATATTGTGTACTATTTAAGTCCAAGCATGGATATTCTAAGATAGTTCCATTTGGACGCTGCCATCTCAAATACCAGTTACATTGTGTGAATTTCCCTTCATAATGAATATTGTCTACATGAAACGATTCTGTGCAAATCCAGTAAGTATTTTCTTCCTCATCATAGATATAATCACCAACTTCAATCTTATCATTGTTGTGCGTCAAGAATGATTTCATATTTCCATTAGCAGAACTATATTTTCTGTCATAGAATTTTACATAAACGTGATCACCTTTTTGTGGATTTTCGCCAGCAATCCAAAAGAAAATATGTTTTGCACATGATACATCATCTGTGAAGCCATCTGCTAAAATATCCTGTGCATCCTTTATTTGTTCATCATATAATGATTTACCACTTTGTTTGATTCGCTCTTTCATAAGGATAAGGCTCATATATTACACCTTTTTCCTGTTAATTACCAAATCAAAAAGTTTGGAATCTTTATATGATTTATTGATTGCAAGTTGGTCATTTTCAGACTTTAACATAGAACGAAGTTCTAATGCTTTTCCAAGCTGATTGTGCAAATTTAGTGAATGAAAATCACTGGATGAAAGACGTGTCTTGAGAGCAGAAGATGTCAAAATGAAATTTGCATTGAGCCATTCAATAACCATATAATTTACCAAAATGACAAATGTCTCATCTTTAAGAACGAAATTAAATTGCTCCAGTTCGTCATCTCTGTCAGATAAATCTTGTTTTGTTGACTGATACGCAACAATGGCAGGACGCATATAACCAATAACTATCTGATAGGCAATTTCTTCATCTATACTTGCAAAGTCTACATCTTTTATCTTATTAAACACAGCATCGGCAAGTTCCCTATATGTAGTTTTAGCCATATCTATCACCTGCCTTTATATTATTCTGATACAATTTCAAATCTCAATTTATCTTCAAGAAGTTTGATAATATGCGTGTTATTCAAGACTCCATTATTATACATTGTGCGCACCTTAGAAATTACTACTTCACGCATACCAGACTTTAATGCGCTATCAATAGTTGCTTCAATAAGTTTAGTATCTCCTGTTGCGAACAATTTCTTTAGCTGATTTACCTTTGCAACTTCCTCATATTTTGTCATTAACCTAAATTTATTTACCGCACGAATATCCTGTAAAATAATCCAAGGTCTATTTAAGAATACTGGCTTAGAGTTATTCATGGAGATAAGTTCTTTCATAGTTAAATACTCTACATCGCCAATCTTATGCCACTTATAAGTTGCACCAGTAATAGGAGACGTATAAACCAATCCACCAAATGTAATACTCATACATGGAACTTCTTCATCCATTCCAATATCTTCAATAGTTTCATCTCTATCATCGGATTCCTCAAAATCTTCCAAGTCAGAAACAATATCAGTAATTGAACCAATAATATTCCCCTTCTCAACAACAGGTGTTTCTACTTCTGGTATTTCATTATCTCCTGTAACATCCTTTGTATCTGTGGCGATATCATTTGTAATATCTGATCCGTCAATCAAATTTTTTGTATTATTTTCTGCATCAAATTTTTCTAGTTTGGCGATAATTTTCTCTTTGCCACTATTGCCAACAGAAATTTCTCTTTCTTTTGCAATTTTCTTTAATTCCTCTAAAGAGAGTTCTTTATAATCCATTTTGATTCTCCTTTTAACTTGAATTTTATTGTATTCCAAAGAGCGATTGCATTGTCTAGATCATTTGATTTTAAGAATAAGTAATAACTCGAATGGCTATTATAATTTGTTCCTTTTGTTATATATCTAAAACCATATGATTTAAGAAAACACATAAGCCTATAAGAATAACAATAAAAATATCTATTATTTCCCATATTTGACTTCCTTAAATAAAATGAAGTGGCAGAATATCCACCACTTCACTATTTTTATATTTAGTTAGGCAATAGTATACTTAGCAAATAACTGAGAAGTAACTAATTCCACACCTACCTTGTGCTGGAACTGAATGTCAATGGTCTGGTCATGATTATCCTGTTCGGTGTTCTCTTTCGCACGAACTTCCCCTTCATAGAAAATCTTGATAAGCTGCTCATCAGGCAATACATATAATGTATCATCTACACCAGCGAAATCGTAAGTATAAGGAACGAAAGAATCAGGAATAATTACAGCATCACATCCAATGCCGGTATTCTTAACAACAACACCATTAGTAGCAAGCTCTTCCTTTGCGGCGTTGGAAATCCAGTTAGCATTTGTACCTTCTGCAATCTTACCAACTGCTCTCTGAGAACCTGCGACCAAAACATTTTTCCTATTTGCGGTACGAACCAGTCTAATAAGATCAACAAGAGTATCCTTGTTATATGTACCAGACTGTACGAACTTAGCAGGAAGATATGCACCCATACCATTAAAGACGGTTGCAATACGATTATCCATATCAACCGCAAAACCTTCACGCACTTCATTCAGCATTTCAACAGTTGTGGTATAACCCTTTAGGAACCTATCCAACTCTTCATAGCAGTCGATATAAGACCATTCAGTCTCAATCGCAATGTCTTTAGCACGTCCAACTTTCTGACGCTCAACATCCCATGTACCTCCAGAGAACTTAGCCGCTACAAGATAACTCTTATCCTTAACTGCAAAAGCATTTTTCTCGCCAAGTGCGCCATTCTTAACTTCGCACAGTCTCTTATAAAATGGTGAAGTCTTCCATGCTTCAGGAAGCGTAGGAGATAAGAAATCTTCCCAGATAGTAAAAATCTGATTCTTATTATTTCTCCAAGACTGATAGGTAAGTTCCCCACCTAACAGGTCAATGTGAGCCTTTCTAATAGCTTCATCTGCATGAGCAGCGGCTTTTTCGTTGGAGAACATTGCAACTCTATTTGTACAAGCATCTTTCATAAGAGTGCTTACATATAATAAATCTTTATTCATATTTTAAATACTCCTTTCAATCAGTCATTCTTAATTACACGAATTTTTACTTTTACAATTCTGGTATCAAGTGCGTATCCCATACCATCAGAGGTCTGTACACCTTTAGAACTTCCGAAATAAGGGAATCCAGTTTCCTCAATAGTTTCAACAATACCTACGAATTTTGCATCAGTTGGAGCAGTAGCAACAGCAGACATTTTATATGTACCATCAGCAACTACATACTGACCGACTGCCACTGGGGTAGATTCATCAATAGGTGTAATCATGTCGCTAGAAACTTTAAATTTTCTGTCAGCCTTCAGTTCATAAGTCCTAAAGATTCTACCCGCTTCATTTGTGTAATTATCTTCATTCCTTTCTTCAGCAAGCCTCTCATCATATCCATATACAGGATGGATTACGATATAAACTTTGTCTGTCTTAGCAGGCTTAGAAGCGGTATATACATCTGTATAACCAGTAGCCAGACCACCATTTGCAACAATAGATCCATTATCTACATCTTCAGTTGCCACGAAACTAACATTCATGCAACCTTGTAACTTTGTTGATTCAGCAATACCATGTTTTGCCATATTTAAAATCCTCCTTAATCTACAAAACCATCAAACAAATGTCCGTATCTGTTTGTAAGTTCATTTTCTGTGCTATATTTATTTACATTGGTTGAAGTTGGGTTATATGAAAAAGTCTTTTTGTTATTAGAATTCATGAGTACATCACCAGAAAGCATTGTGAGATCCTTATCAAGTTTTTCTAAATCGACATCTTCATAATTTTCAAGTTTTGCCTTAAAATAAATAAACTCTGGAGCCTTACCGATTTTCTTTTCAAATCGTTTCAGAGTTTCTTTGACAGCTTCAATATGAGATTGTTTTGCTTTTTCTACTTCAATAGTTTCAAACTTATCAAGTTTTTCTTTTACTACTGAATAAGAATTTTGCAAAGTTTCAAAATCGCCTTGTAATTTTGTATACTTTGTTTCTATTTCACCAGAAACTTCTTTGATTTTTTCATCTAACTTTGCCTGATAATCTGTAGCATATTTTTTACTCAAAGTATCATTGATTTCATTATAAATTGCGGTTAGATGTGAAACTTCTTCAAACTTTTCTGCAAAAGTAATATCACCCTCTGTTTTTGTATTCCAATTAATAACGGGATCACCATCATTAGAATTCACATACTCAACAGAGTAAATCTTGTATCCATCTTCTTTATCAAACACATAAATCTTATTTTCATCTGCTGATAAAAGTTCATATCTGACACAATCATTACCTTCGCATTTAATATCTGAAAGAAGAGCAGTAAACTTAGTTAAATCCATTTTGTTTTCTCCTTCCATATGTGGATTGCTATTTGTTACGCTATTTTGAACAGTGGTAGTAGCAAGAGTGCTTGTACCATCTGATTCATTAAATTTTTTATATTCATCAAGCATAAGAGCAAACTCTTTCTTGAAAGAATCAAGTTCATAATGTCTACCAATACAAGCTGATTCAAAACATGGGATAACGTCTGTACCGTCTGGATTAGACCCCAAAATGCAAGCAGCACTGAACGTCATTTCTTTAATGTTTAAATAACCATCTGAATCATAACCGTCAGTTGCATTTATTTCGATCTCCATACTTTGCCCATAATTTTTATCAAGTAATGCATACACTTCTTCATATCGCTTTTCCCACACGATACAATTTTTAAGTTCCAGATATTCATGTTGCTGAATTCCATTCTTCTCAGTAATAGTTACCCATTTTGCATTATCAACAGCTTCTTTTGTAATAAATCCGTAAGGCTTAGTTGTGTCTTCAAATTTTATCCCCTTATCAGATATAATTATTTTTCCACCATGACTTCCAAAGTCCTGTGATCCATCATCGAGATATATGTATTCACCAACAATCGGAATACCGTATAGTGATGGAAGGGCAGTTTCGATAACTTCTTTAGTCATTGCAGTCATGTTCCGATTTTTCCCGTGATAACACAAAAGAATATCCACTAATGCAAATTGCTTATTAAGTTGTTTCATACTTGATGGAACTATTTGAATTTGTGTTTCATATCGAATTACTTTATTCTCCATGAATCCTCCTTCCGTCAAAATTTAACAGTATTAGAAATTAAAAAATCGCCTTGTTCAAAGTTAGAACTAAGCGATTTCATCAATTCATTTGTCTGTATAAATACGAATACTTCTTTATTATCAATATTTCTTTTTGTATATTTGAAACCGCATTGCTGTAGCTGTTCAGCTTTCTGCGGATCTAAAATTAGTACTTCACCTATGTTAATCACCTGCATCTTTCTTTAATTCTAATAACTTGTCTAACTCGAAATACCTGATTAGTGCTTTGCCAGACGCTTCACGAGAATCTCCGGCCTCAGAAGAATCCTGTAACCAACGAAAAAACATTTCTATTGGCATATCTTTATAATCTATTGGTTCATTACATTTGTTACAAGCATAAAATCTTTTGTAATCCCTGTATTCATTGAGCAAAAGGGGTGGAATATCGTCATGCCTGTTTTGATAACACTTTATATGTTGCTCCGTTAATGCACTATAATAACCTAACGTAATATCATTACCACATTTTTTGCACTTCATAAATAATTTTCTCCAATCTATTGAATATTATTTTTGTGTCTGCTATAATTACTCCATGTTTAATTGAAAGAGGGTATATAATGAAGAAATGTTATCAGTGTGACGTTGAAATGAAACAAATAAATCGTAAAATAAATTTACTTCATGGTGGATTAATTCCTCATATAGAATATGGCAAAATGTATGTAAATGATGACAGAGATTTAGAAATCAATTATTTTGTATGTCCCGAATGTGGACTGGTACAACAATACTTAGTAAAAGATAAAATGAAATACTTAAAAGACTTGTAATAAATTATTCTGTTACATCAAAATATCGCAAGATAGCTTTAAAAGAATCTTTACGGCTATCGCCATGTTCTGATGAATATTGTAACCACTGAAAGAAATTTTCCATTGATAAGTCTTTGTAGTCAAGTGGGTAACAACAATGATCACAGTTATAGGCTATATGTAATCCATCATACATTTTTAATAGAATTTCTGGGATATACCCTTGTTCATGTTCAAATTTTACTTTTAGCCCTTCAACAGAACTGGAGTGAGATGGGTTTTCTATTATTTTGCCACAATTTTTGCATTTTAACATTTGAACCTCCTAAGCAATTTATTATCTATATATCTCTGTTTGCCTTATTGTTTTCATCATCTTCTCTGGTTTGAGTGCCACTATCAGATAAATCATCTTCATTCTTTTGTGGTCTGCCGCCTTTATCTGTAATATCAGAATTATTACTGCTTTGCGTGTATGATGTTTTTAAAACTTCCCACTTATCATAAATATCTTCTTTGAATATCTGCTCTGTAAATGAATTACCTAGCATCTTAGCGGTGTTTATTCCCATAGCACTTAACAAAGTACCTTTTACTGGTAGCGAAGCCTGTGCCAATTTTAACTGCCTGTCAACATAATCATCTACATCAAAGACAGTAGTTGGAAGTATACGATATACAAACTGATAATCATTATAGATATATCCTCGAAGCTTCATTTGTAAATCAACCCAAGATTCAATTTGACGATATATTCTATAAATGTCAGAAGAATCGACTTTCATGGAAAGTTTTAATTCAGAACCACTAGAAGCAGAAGAAATAAGGGCTTTAGATACGCCAGCCTCTCCATAGAAATTTTCAACAGCCTGTTCTACCTTATTTTTGTCATCAGATATCGTTGATTTAGATTCTATAAGTTCTAAAGGCATAGGAGATGGAACAATACCAAATCGCTCAGGAAGAATTGCCGCAGCCATTTCTACAAATTTACTTATCAATTCATCCCCCATACTAATTTGGCCTTCTTCATTGGTGGGAATTTTGAAATAAATTAATTTATATGCATCTGCCTCAGACTTTGCTTTGGATAAGTCCTTGATATCATCTATATTTAAGATTTCTGAAATAAGGTTGAAAAACGGACAATATAAATATGTAAAATCATTATTATACTTAATGCAAAATGAATTTTCATATGGAATCATAACACGATTATCAGGTGATAACTCTTTAGACTGCTCTATTATTGCCTGTAATTCTGATGGCAATGTAGAATATACATTATTATCTATTAAAGAACGATTAACAGAGAATTGATAAACTGATCCATTAACTAATTTTTCTATCGTACAATAATCTGGTTCTAATATAAAAATAGAAGTATCTATATCATTCTCAGTTACAAATCCAAAACAAGCATCTTCTATAAACAATCTCTTAAATATATCACTTACATGATTATCAATCTTAAATTTGTTTACTTGTGCTGTATATTTAATATAATTCTTTTTAAAAGAATTTGGATTTGCAGAAAGCAATTTGTCTTGTTTGATTTCTGTGTCTATCGTCCAGTTTATAATTGCGCTATTAGCAAAATAGTCTATAAGTCTTTTGTAATAACCGCTTTTTAGATACATATATCTTGAAAGACGAATTATTTGTTTACCATATCGTTCTGGATATTGTGACATACTTAATATATTGTTTCTTGTAAATCCAAAAATTCTATTATATCTAAAAGCACCCTTATAAGACATTTCTGACAAAATAAGACGCTTCAAACTCGCAAAATTGAAAGTTGGCGATTTCCCATTTAGAAAATTTTCCACATTCGCTTTATCTTCTTGAAACTGTTCTTTTATTGCTCCATTGTTATTTGTATTTTCTTCGATGTTTGATCACCGCCTTTCCTAGTGAGAATATAATTTTGGTTTACGTGCGAGAGCAGTGAGCGAGGAGACGTTGGTTTTGGTTTGCTTCTTATATATTTTGTTTTTATTCTCGTTCTCCATTTCACAACAAATGCTTAACCCATACATAAGACTTGTTGCTCGATCTCGCTTAGTAGATTTTACAATCCTTGTATAGGTCATCTTTTCTGCATTTGTAAAATCTTGCTTAATATTGCTTAATTCACTTTGAAGAATATCGTGTTGTATATACTGTTCATATTCATCTAAAGTAAGTTGCCCTTGTTTATACAAAGAATCAATTTCCTCGGATTGTTTTAACAATTCCAATGTATGATTTTCAAAACATGCTTTCATGTATGGATAATACAAATTTACGAAATTATTCATACCATGTATTGCACGAATAATAGGTAGCGCACCCTCTATTGTTTTAATACCTACTTCGTCATCATCTTGTATCAATGGTGGGTATTCAGTAACTTTTCCAGTACGTTCATCTCTATATTCCCATGATTCATAAAATAAACTTGGTAAACCAGCACCAGCACCTTGAGCGTCAACTAATATTCGTTCTGTGTTAGGAAATTTCAGATGTAACAATCCCCTTAGCATATCCCTTTGCTTATTGAGTGGCATACCATTAACAACTTTCGTAAATACAATTTGTTTTAGATATGTTCCGTCTGGTCTTGGTTTAAGTTTTATAACATGAGTACAAGCATTGTCAGAACCTTTTGCATCAGAAACAGCAACGTCATGTGTAATAATGTAAATCGAATTAGATTTCTTTGGCTGTTCTAACTCTGGTCTTTCTAATACACGACACTCATTTGTTAATTCATAAGGAAAATAACTTTCTCCACTAGAGCCAACAAATATTCCTTCATACTCATAAGCAAATTTATCTTTTGTCATAGATGGTTTAGATAATTCTTGTTCAATATCATCTTCACCAAACAGTCCCGCTTGAATTCCTACTTGATAAGGAAAACACATAGCAATATAGTTTTTATTACCATCTATCATTTGTTCATAATGATACTTAAATCTTTTGTATAGAGAACTTGTTTTCAGATAAGCAGAAGATATAAAGATTACTTTACCTTTTTCATTTTGTTTCCATTTCAAAGCATTAGGGCGTTTAGTCTTAGTCATAGGAATCAAAATAGTTTCAATAATATCATCTTTTACAAGCCGTGCTTCATCAATTAAGAGGTAATGGAACCTCCATGATCTCGCAGATTCACCACCACGATCTTGTGCAAGAGTAATTGCCCTAATTTCAGAACCGCCTTTAAATTCCGCATAACAGTCATCAGCACCAGTCCTGATAGGAAAGTTAATTTCTCTTGCAATAGTTTCATTTTTAGACAACTCACCTTTTAATTTTTGTATTATGACATTTCGGCTCTGTTGCGACATACCAGATGCTATACCACATTTTAATCCAGGATAAAGTATGGAAACACAAACATAAAATAAACATACAATCCATGATTTACCAATTCCACGACAAGCAATTAGACAACTAAATTGACCTCTGCCCATAGTACGAAGTATTACCCTCTGGAATGGGAAAAGGTCTATGTGAAGTATATTAATGGCAAACTCATCTATGTAATATCTGTAATATGAGAAAAATTCAGTCCATGCTTCATAATCAATAGAAGTCTCATTTATAGGATCATTGGAAAATGTAGAATCAAAATCTTCTGAATGGTTTTTATCATAAAGTTGCTTTTCTCTTTTTAATTGCTTTTCATATTTATCCATAAGCATACCATTATAGCGATTTTGTGATAGTGCTTAAATAGTCTATCATTTCATCAATCGTATCTTTCTTTAGTGGAATATGTTCTGGAATCCAATTATGTGTTTCAACCATAGCAGCAACTTTAGAAAAACTACTTATACCTACATCATTTACACTTCTGGTACTTTCACTGAATTTTGCAGATTTTGATAGGGTGTCAAAGGCTTCCCTTGCATTTTTATACCTTGCATCAGCACCTTCAGTCCCATTTATCATTTCATCAAATGCTTTATCCATCTGTAGACTGGCTTTTGCAATTTTACGGGCATAATCACGGTGATTTTCTGTGATTATTTTATAGTCTCGTTCAAGTCCGGCATAATAGTTGGTCAAATAATCAATATCTTTTTGACTATATTTACCCATCCACTTATCGTCATAAATAAGTTCATCAACATTAGTCATATTGTCTGAAGCAGATACAGAAGTATTAGTCTTTTTATCTTTCATATTATAGTATCTTTGTATTGTTTGCTCTTTTTTATTTTGAATGTTAGTATTTACAGTTTTATGAATAAAACCATCTTTTTCTGAATCTACAAAACTTTTATTTCTATTTTGTCTTAACGTATTAATGTTTTTAAAATAGAAACCAATAATTTCATTTCCATATTTAGCAACTTCATCATCAGATAAATAACCATGCTCTTTCTTGCATTGTAAAAATGCCGAATCTAACTCATCTGTATAATATGGCTTATCCAATCGTTGACACATTATTTTTAATTTACTTTCATTAACAGTACCATCTTCATTTATCACTTCTTTTTTTACGCATGAAATACATATAGGGACGCATCCCTCTAATGAAAATAAAGGACTGGATGATTTATAAAAACCAGTGGCAATAGACTTACTATCGCCACAAATAGGGCATTTCTTTTTTGTGGTTTCCTTTTTTGTAGCTATAGTCGCCACTTCCTTTCAAATAAATTAAGCCGACTGACAAAACAGCCGACTTTCTAAAATGTTTTCTATATTATCAAAATCAGTATAAGGAATACGAATCAATGTAATTCCATTATTTTTACAATAATTGTTTTTTCTATTATCGTATCGTTGTAATGTTTCAAATCTAATTTGTGTATGTGAATATTCATTTCCCCAGAAGTTAATTGGCTTAAAGTGTTGTATACCATCATATTCAATAAGACATTTGATGGTTCCATCGTCATTAAATATTGCAAAATCAAACCGTAACTGTTTATTGCAATCACCGCATAAATCATCAAAAGAAAACTCTCTTTCGTAATTCAAATTATTATCATCTAAATAATCTCGGATTCGCATTTCGCCCTTACTACCAGAACAATTAGGGCAACCACCACCATACATTAAATTAGAAGCAATAGAAGACCATTCGTATCTGCATTGTTTACACTTACAATTTACTTTGTTTTTGTTTCCATTGTATTTGGATACAATCTGAATGTTTTTATCATTTTCTTTGACTTTAGATTCAAATTCTTCTTGTGTAAATTTTGCTATCCCAGCACAATAAATACATCCCAAATCTCTTTTAATTCCAGAAAGCGATTTTATTTGAACACCTTTATCTCTATGTTCATTACATATACAATGAACCATAGTTCTGCGACCATTCTTCGATATTTTAATAAATTCAAAATTGTGTTCTTCTACAATCTTTTTAATATCTTCTATTGGTGTCATGTGCAAATTTGATATGTGTTCTTTAGCACATGAATTGCAACAAAATTTAGTATTGTTTTTAAATGCATCATATGTAATTATTTGTTCACCATCTCCAATATGTTTATTACAAATATATGTTAATGGAGTTTTACAATTTATATATTCCATAGAAATTAAAGTTAAATTTCTTTCTATGAATTCGTTTCTTATATCATCAATGTTTATATTTTTTGTTTCTGTGATTCTTGCTTTTATATATCTACATTTAGGACAACATGTATTTCCAAGATTCAAAGCACTCATTGATGTATATAAAATTCCTTCTTCTGGATGTGCATTACATGTACATTTCATTTTGTTAAATATTCCAACATATTTATCTTCTAAAAGTAAAAGATTTAATTTTGATGCTTTTTTGATAGCTTCGTCAATATTATGTCTCTTACCAGCACAAAATGGACACCGATTTCCAGATTTAAAATTATCTGGCGCAATTTCAAATTTGTTACCACATTTATTATGCTTCATTAACACCTTGGTTTTAGCTGTTTTATATTCCGATAATAATTCAAAATTGTTTCCAGTTAATTCAAAAATAGTGTGTTTAAAATCTTCTGTAGTTATTCTCTTTCCCATCTTTCTAACCTGCTTTCCCTAACCTCAAAAATTCATTAAAGCAACGAGAGAGTGGGTGAGGTTAGTAACCCATAATCGGTAGCTACTCCGATTATTTCTCTCGCTTGATACAACTACTTGTGTAACGAACACAAAATTGATCCTCTCATAGTCGTTATTATTCATTTCTCCATTTCTATTAAATTCTTTTCCTCATGGCAGCAAGTGCATACCTTTTTCTCCCTTTTGCTGATTGGCTGGCAACGGTTTATTGCCAGATAATTGTGATTTTTTTCTTGGCATGTTGCCACTATCCTTTCAATTTCAAAATTTTGTTCAATTAAAAAAGACAGCCGTGATGACTGTCTGAAAACACATAGAAAGAGTCGGACTTTCATTTTCGAGTTGAATCGAATGTCTTGCCGTTAGACGATATGTTGCATTTATTTAAACAAATGCTATAATTATAATTAAGTAAATACTTTTTTATATTTAATTTAAATGTATAAAAATACGGGGAGAAATATAGAATGTTAGATGTTATTAAATTTTTAGATAAATATTCTTTTGTTTTTTCATTTATTTATACTATAATTATTGCTTTAGTTGGATTTTTAATAAGTAAAGCAATTCCTACAATTAACACTTATAAAATTAGGAAATGTCTTTCTTTAAAACGTAATGAATGTAAGATTATTTTGCCTAGCTATGATAAAAAAATACATAATAATGTTGATATAATCCAAGTATGTCCTATTGGAGACATCAAAGCAGCAACTAATATAATGGACTTAATAAATTTAACTGGATTATATTCAAATCAAAACTCTATTATATATGAAAGCACTTATAATGATATATTTGAAAAATATAATATTTTTTGTATTGGGGGTTCACTGGCAAATAAATATTCGTATGAAATATTTAAACAGTTTTTTCCTAAATTTAAAATTATGGCTACAGAGAAGAAAGTAAAAAACAACCCAAATAAAATACCAGAGGATAATTTCGTCATTACCGATTCAGAAAAAGGTTTTTGTTGGGGAGATTCGGTTGAAGAACAATTTCAAATTGATACTGATGAAAGATACGCAGTAATAGTTAAATTGACAAGTAATGATTTTAATATAAAACAACATGGTACAGTACATATATTATTTGGAAATGGAATAGAAGGAACGCTCGCTATTTCTCAATATTTGTTGTTTAATTATAAAGACTTATATAGTAGAACAAAAAAAAGAAAACATTATTTTATTGCTTTTAAATTAAAAAAGGATACAGGAATAATAAATGCAAATAGTTTTATTGATTTAACAGAAATAATGTTTTCAGACACCCAATGAAACAATTCATTCAAGGAATTATAAGGCAGTGTTTGCATAAGTACTACCTTATACACATTCTTTAATTTTGCACCATATATTCTAGTTTCTATATTTTTTCATATTCTATAGATTCTATCTTGGTTATATTTGTAATTTACCAAATAGTATTTACTTCATTTTTTCTTTGAATAATAATGTTAATATGAATTTATTTCATTGAACAATATTTAAAAGTATAGTATTATAGTATAATAAAAATTTAAAGTGTAAGGAGAATTTTATGGGAGTAATTGCTGCCGTTAACCGCTATAACATGTTAAAAAGAAGGAAAGAAAATATTTTTGATCAAATTGAGAATATTATTAAAGCGCAAAATGAATTACAACATGAATATTTACAAAATTCATCTATAGAATTAGCACAAAAAATATTAATATTAGATGAAATAAAAAAGAAACTACAAAATTTATATTGTGAATTTACAAATGAGTATATAATTGAATTTAATTCAGATGTTTTAAATTATTGCCCAAACATACATTTACAAAATGAATGTTTAGAGAAAAATAATAAAAAAGAAACTCAATTTGAAATTGCTGAATCAAGAATAATTACAGAATTATACAATAATACAAATAATGCAAATGAGAATGATGTTAATATTATTATATCACCAATTAGTAATAATATTATAAATTACTTGAAAACTAATCCAGATAAAATTTTTGATTTATGTTCTAGAGATTTTGAAATAGCAATGACAGAAATTTATCATAAATTAGGTTATGATGTTGAAATAACACCACAAACAAGAGATGGAGGAAAGGATATTATAATACGTACACCAACAAATTTAGGTGATTTTATATATTATGTGGAATGTAAAAAGTATGCATCTAATTATCCCGTGGGGGTAGGTATTGTAAAAAATATGATCGGAACAATTACAACCGATAAAGTTAATGGTGGAATTATTGCAACAACATCCTATTTTTCTTCGGAATCTATAAAATTTATAAATGAAAATAAGTTAAATTATCAAATTCAGATGCATGATTTTAATAAAATAAGATCTTTATTAGACGAAATTGAAATGTAAATTTTATAAATTATTTATAATATCCCAATGAAATGCTTATTTTAAATTTCTCTTGACAAAATACAAAATTATGTTATTCTATAATGATTTATATTTAATACAAACTAAATCATTAAGGAGAAAATAAAAATGCACGATTTTGTATATGTAACCAAAGCAGAAACTAAACCAGTTAGAGATGAATTGATCCGAATTATCCACGAAGTACAAGATGTAGTAAGACCATGCTTTACTTTTCAATTTAGAGCTGTCGGCAGCTCCAGCCGAAATATGATTACTTATGATAGAAAATCCAATATAGGCTTTGATTTTGACTTTGATCTGGAAATTAATGATGATGACGAAGATTATACACCAGATGAAATCCGTCATATTATGAAAAATGCAATAGATCAAGTCGCTCCCAGATACGGTTATGAGTATTGCGAAGATTCCACAAGGGTATTAATTATCAAAAAGTTAAATACATTTAAATCTCGGATCTTACATAGTTGTGATTTTGCTCTTGTATATAACTGTGGAAATGGGAAGCAGCAATATATAAGATTTAACAAGAAAAACGGTAATTATACTTGGGAATATCAAAGTAAAGGATTCAAAAATTTAAATGATAAAATTTCATGGTTAAAACAAAATGAACTTTGGGGTGAATTACAGGATTATTACATTGATAAGAAAAATATCAATAATAATCCCGATAAACATTCTCGTTCTCTTTTAGCTGAGTCCATTAATGAGATGTATCAAATGTGTTACAATTCATAGTGCGCCTGTTGGGATTTGAACCCAAGACCCTACGATTAAAAGTCGTATGCTCTACCGAACTGAGCTACATGCACTAAATAGGAGAGTAGTGTTAGCTTACTCTCCGTTAATTTTAATGTAAATTTTCCCAAACAAGATCCACGCCATACTGCAAATTATCAATAAATCTCAATTCACTAAGGTTATAAGTCCTAAGTAATTCTGTACATTTTTGCTCGAATTTATCCTTGTCTTCTTCTTCATAAATCACGTTTTCAAACTGTCCAGTGGGAGTATAGATTGTTTTATCAATCATATTTCCAGAATCGTCTTCAACCTTTTCTATAGTTTCCTTCATGATTTCCTTTTTTACTTGTAGGAAAGAAAAGTGTCCATTATTTTTCCTATCTTGAATTAATATGGAATACATAGCAGTACCTCCTACAATGTCTGTTCAATAGTCTCTTCAAAACTATTAACATGGCTCCTAGCAATCTCTAAAAGTTCTTTAACTCTTGCAATTACCTTTGTTTCAAATAAAATAACCTTTGCCTGTGCTAAAACATGCTTATCTGTAAAAACAGTACCATCAAGTTCTGAATCAAGAATTTTCTTTGCATCAATAGAAATAGACACTTCAAAATTTTCATCAAGAACAAACTCCTTATTGTTCAAATCAAGTGTAACTTCAACAGCATTTGCTTCTGTAGAAACTACTGGAAGTCCGTCTGATACAATAAATTTATCCTTAAACTCAATATCTGCAAATCTAAGCAATTGTGGCGTGTCTTCCAACATTGCAAGCTCATTTTCTGCCGTTACGGACGCTGTGCCCCACTCAGACGGTTTAAGTAATGTACTATATGTATCTTTAGAGATACCTCTTTCTGGTAAAATTTTCATTATTTATTTTCCTCACTTTCTTCATTTAATTCATTGTATAAATCACGAACATTAATATACAAATCTCTAAGAGTTTTCTTATCAAGAGAACAACTTAAATCCTGATATTTGAAATCAGTATTATCAATTACAAAATCAACCTTATTCGTTTGCCTGTTTACTGTAAAAGTAGCTAAGGTAGTAGGAGAGAAGAGGAGTTCTAACATATTAAGTGTTGAGCCGCCATTGCTCCTAATACTCTTTATTTCACCCATTTGTAAAGGTCTATCAATATCATAGTTTCCCATTTATTTTCATTCACCTACTTTCTTTATACATTTTCGCTTTTTATAGTGGGTAGAAGAGGACTCGAACCTCTGATGTTTCTTGTGTGTCTGATTTACAGTCAGGTGCAGTCGCCGCTGTGCCACCTACCCATGAAAATAGGAGAGTGCGGAGACTCTCCTGAAATGTACATGAATTTTTGAGGTGTTCATGCCCACAACCTCCCATAAACTCCACTATTGGAGAAGTAGATATTTCACATGGATTGCCTTTTTATTTAACCTCTCAATACTTAATATGGCAGTTGTCAGCCTATTATAGTTTCAGTCATTACTATTTTAGTCATATAGATACTATAAAAATCAGTAGCAAAAAGTGACTATCTTTTTAAAACTTGCAAAACTTGTATCTATCGGATTTATTAGTTTTCAATCTGTTAATTTTATTAATTTCTATATGTCACAATCAGTCCTCTGAAAATGATATGGATTGCATGTCACATATAAAATTCATAGATGTGGCTATGCCACCACTAAGTTGTGTCTCGATTTACTTCATTAAGAATACGCTGAACACCCATTGAAATTGGAGTTTTGTTGGTTAAGTAAAAGCTTCATCAGATTCATCATCTTCTGAATTTTTTATAATATAGTGGTTCTTGGTTGTGCTTACATCATTATGTCCCAACAGTTTTTGTGCAACTTCTGCTGATTTATGTTCGTAAACTACCAGATTAGTTGCCCTGCTTTCGCGGAAAATATGTGGATGTACTCTACGTCCAACAATTTTTGTAAATAAACCTTGGCACCATCCATTAAAAGTATCTTCTCCAACCTGACGGGTAGTCCCATCTTTTTGCTTAATTACAAACATATAAGGGCAGTTATCTTCACCACGAACTTCTATCCACTTTTTCAACCAGAACATAGCATCTTCGCCAAATTTTAATTTTCTCTGTTTACCAACAATAGAAGCACCTTTACATCGGATCATATGGGTTTGATATGATTTAGAAACGGCTTCTTGCTCATTACCGTCTTCATCAATTATTTTGATTTTCTTTTCTTTTGGTTCATAATCGACGACTTCTTTGAGAAGCTGCCTAGCTTCAGCACGGCGACATCCTGTACTATATGAGAACACTAAATATGCTAATTTTTGCCACTCTTCACGTTTTTCTAATTCTTCGCAAAGCATGACATATTCATCTGGAGTAAGAGGAACTTTTTCATGTACATATCCTGTCTTTACAACTTTTAATCCTGCCGTAAAATTGCGAAATGTAGGATGTTCGTCCTCATACATCATCATTACATAGTTACAAAACGAACTTACACTGGACTTTTTGAATTTGATAGCGGAATCAGATAATCCTCTATTTGTAATCCAGTTTAGGTATCTTACATATTCCTTTTTCTTTATTTCAAGAAAACTTTTATTATTAAGGTTCTGTTTTACCCAGTAGAAGAATATCCTTAATCCTGATTTGTAAGCTATTTTTGTCTTTATTGATAAATCAGTTTGATTATCTAAATATTCCTGAACCATATTTCTATTAAATTCAAGAACTTCCGACCACATTTCATCTGTTATATCTTCACTACGTTTTGCATTTTACCATCCACATTTCTCACTTCCTTCCGTCCAATAAGTAACCAATCCCTTCACTGGTAGGTAAGTAATTTCACTCCTTACATATCTCTAAAAAGGCTGTCACCGATGAAAGTGACAAACTTTATCTATCAATTTTGAATTGCTTTCAATTCTTCAATAATTTCATTAACTTCTGTTTCATATAATTTGACACAACAAGAATATAAATCGTCTATATGTCCAAATTTTTCTGCATAAGCAATAGTAGTAAGTTGGTCTTTCTTTTTAATTTGCTTTAAATTGTATCCTTCGCATCTTGCCTCTAAATCAATGTGAAAAGTTTCTCTAAAACACTTGTATAATTCCTTATATCTATTTGCGTAATTTCCAGATCTTCGTTTACATATGCGATTTATAATTACACGTTTTTTATAAATATCAACATCATCTGTAAAACCATTTATAACTTCCTGTTTATGATTATTTTCTTCAATGAGTTTTTCGTTTTCTTCAACTTTTTCGAGTAATTGAACCAATGCTTCTTTATATGTAGTGGGAAGTTTATATGGATTTTTAAGTTCCTGTTCCATTTCATCAAATCGTTTTACATATTTTGCAGTAAATAAAACACCCTTCTCTCCAGTAAACTTATTAGCGAGAAAATCACATCCAAGTTTTGTTACGAGATAGCATTTGTTTTCTTTTCCAGATGAGTCTTTATATATAGAAGCAATAAAATAATCACTCGGCACCATTTGGTGCTCAGTTAAAATTTGTATGTAACCACGGCGATCCTTTGACCCTTCAATTTTTCTTAAAATTGTCTTATGTAATATTTCCATCATTTCAGCAATTTCAAGAGTTGTAATAGTATTCTTGTGTTGATTCAAAATTTCGTTCATATAATTTGTTTTCTCCTTTTATTCAAAAATAATATTTTCAGTAAAAGGAGAGTGGGAGGTAATTATCCTCCAAGTCTCTCCATTGTTGGTGTGATAGGAGCATACCTTACACATGCGTACCACCAATGGTTTATCCGTCTTGATGTAATCAGTCGCTTCACTGATCGACAGTTACTTTCACTCACTGTAAATCTCTAATTAATATTTCTACAAACAAAAAAGACTTACGCCCATTTTCTAAACGTAAGCTATTTGTAAATTACTCATTCAAAAAATCCTTAAAAGTTTTTGAGAATTTTGCCTTTGGAACATTCTTTTCTGCTACATTAATTGTCTCACCAGTCCGTGGATTCCTTGCCGTGCCGGCATCTTTATGGGCTTTTGTGATTTTTAAAAATCCGAAAATATCCAGCACGCCATCTTCCTTAACACCATTTTTCATGATGTCAATTACCTGATCAACAATTTCAGCAGCATCTGCTTTTGAAATACTTCTTGTATCCTTTAGTGAATTTACAATATCAATTTTCTTCATTATTTTAGTTTCCTTTCTTTATCAAAAAAATAGGAGAGTAACATATGCTCTCCAACATATGTGTTTATGTCTTCGCCATCCAATATAGTAATCGCCAACCAGTGACGATTTTACTTGTCATAATATTATTCTATCATTTCCTAATTTGTAGCATAATGATTTCATCACACAAAAGGGGAGGTGGTTAATATGGCAACTACAGGAGAAAAACCGGGAGAAGGTATATATATACCTGTGACAATTGTGGGCAGGTAGTAGTATTGGATGATAACACAGATACATTACCACCATGTCCTAAATGTAATGGTACTGAGTTCCATTAAGACATTAAAGTAAAGTGTTTAATATCAAATGGTCTACCAAGCCACTGTCTCCAGATTGTGAGTTTCTTTTCTCCATTCTGGAGACTATATTTCGAGTGATATGTTAATGGTAGCAGCTGTTTTATATAAAATAACAATTTATTCATTAGGATTTTCTCCTTCAATAACAACGCCAGCCTGTTTTAACCATTCGGTTTCCATTTCAAGAATATGTTGAATTGTATCTTTATCATAATCTGTTTCAGATTCAATCCAATCTACCATTTCCTCAAAATCTAAAACAGGTACTTCTTTATTTTCGTTCATATATTTTCTCCTTAAAATTAGTATTTTGTTGCTAATTTAATATAAATTTATATGTTTCTTTATGCCCATATGTACTATCAAATCCATATATCTTAACAGCAGCCTTACTACCTTTCATTATAGAATCACTATATGGATCACTTCCTACAAATGATGGACTTACTAATATTTCTGTATCATTACAGCATCCTTCAGAACTAGGAATTTCTTTTCCTGAATGAATATGACCCAACAATAGATAATCAATAAAGTTACGTCTCATCATGCTTAAATCTCTAATAGAATTTTCAAGATTCTTTAATTGATGACCATGCATAGCTATAACTTCATTTCCCATAATAGGAACCTCAATGTATTGCTTACCTTCATCAGCTAAATGAACAGAAATTCTTTCATTCCCCGCACATAAATCTTTTATGTAATTACCAATGAGATATTCTAAATCTTCATCGGCGATTTCGCTTGCCTTTGTTCCAAGCGGACGAATTTGTGTATGATTTGCTGAAGGAGCATGATAATATTCAATATTTGCATATACAGATAATTCTCTTAAGAATAACGCTATTATGCGGCTAACCTCTACAGTTGCTTTAACGACAGTAGAATCATTTATTTTTAAGTCGCTAACACGCAAAATACCTTGTACCATATCTCCCAATGAAACCACATGAAGTTTTGTAACTTTATGATTTTTAATAAAATCAATAACATATCCAGATAAATTTTCAAATCGTTCTTTTGCAATTTCTGTTGAATATTCATTATTTTCACTTTTGAATTTTGCTCCATAATGAATATCCGCAAGCGTTATTATATATTCTAATTCATTTTCAGTTGAATCATAAAATAGAGGTTGAAATTCTGGGAGTAGAAGAGCAGTACATACATTACCAACATATTCATAATACATTTCTTGACGAGATTCATTCCTGTCTACACGATTACGTTCTATATTAGCAGTTTGTAATTTCATACGCTCTTTTCGCATATCTGCAATTTTTTTATCTAATTCTTTTTCTCTTGAAAATTCTTGTGGATTTGTATTAATCTGGTTTTTAAGATATTCTGTCCTAAACTGACCACCAAATATAGTAGAAGATGCTTTACGAATTGTATCTGGATTACAGGTAATATTGTATTTTGACTGAATCTCTGCCCAATCAAGATCATTATTACCTTCTAGTTTATCAGAAATATCCTTACATACCTGTTCATAAGTTTCAGTGGTTAATCCATACTTTGATAATTCTTCTGTAAAATTATTCAGAGTAGTCACCACCTTACTCATCCTCAGATAGATCCATTACTTCTGGAATTTCCAAGGATATTTTCACGTTAATTGTCTTAAAATCTTCTGGGATAGCAGATAATACCTGATCCGTAACATCACCAGTCTCGTCAACAAATCTAAGTTCACTTACGATAGCGTCCTTGATTGTTATATTCTTCTTAGCAGATGTAACTTTACTTTCGGTTTCCTTTATACTTACCATAAATAAAATCTTCCTTTCATTCATATATTTTTATTATCAATTTGTTATATGTTTACAATTTTGTTGGGCTGTTGACGGAGAGCCTTGCTACGGAGGTCTGTTTTACTAAAATAGACAAAAGAATTGCGGAGACAGGGTACGATCCTGCATACTCTTGGGTATGAGCCAAGTGAGCGTCCAATTGCTCGTCACTCCGCTATATTATTTAATTGGGGATCAGGGACTCGAACCCTGGACAAACATGCTTTATAAGAACACCGCTCTACCAACTGAGCTAATCCCCAAAAGAAAACAAGTGACAAACCGCTAGAATAGCAGCATTGCCACCTGTATAAGAAATAATAGAATCTATCAAAAAATCTATAAAGAATTTGTCTCTTATAAACGCCCCTAGCCATATTGATGCTGGCTTAGTTACTTCTGAGGCTACAAATACGTACAGTCTCGAATGGGAGTCTTAACTGGTTTCTATCACGTTTTGCAAGTTTTTCATATGGCATCATCCAAACTAACTTATAGCCATATGTTGGACGAAAAATATTATTTAGCAGGATAAGCTTTAGTAAACTACAAGTTAGAATATAAATTTTAAGTATATGTGTATTTGTTTTTTACTTGTTGCCTAAAATTTTTACTAAATTCTGCTTTTAATTTTAAAACAGATTTTGTATCAATTGTTTTCAAGTTTGACACAAATTGTTCTGGCAACATATATTTTGAAGTTATTTTTAACCCAGGAAACAATTTTATTTCAACATAATCATCTCCATTGCTGATTTTATCCTTTACAACATTCCCTAGCGCATTAAGTATTTTGGAAATATCATTTATAGAACAACCCGTATAACTATGTATTTCTTCTATAATGCACTTTTGATTATAATATTTTTTTCTGTTCTGTATTGCAATACCTCCCCTGAATTACTTCATAGAAAATTTTACAATGAAGAAGGGTAGTAAATAGTACCCCTCTCTTATGTAAAATAAAAATAGTCCTAAAATCTAGTCCTTTATAAAGCCTAAAACGCCGAATTGACAAGATTTTTTGCAATTCCATAGTTAATATTGAACAATTTTATATCATTTCCACCGTCATATAATTGTTCGATTTTAGAAGATGATTTTAAAATTGCTTTTTTAAAACTTTCATTTTCACATAAATATAATACCTGTAGTAAGGTATTTTTTATTTGGCAATTTTCTTTATCTTCTAGCGAACTTAATAACCTATATAAAGTAGAAAAACCAATAACTTCACTATTAATATCGTTTAGAAGATTTTCGTATAATAACTTCGCTTTTGCATGTTTATCATCTTTTTCTGATTCATTTGCAAATATATTCTTTCTATCAGCAATGTATTTTTTAACAATGCTATATATTTTATTGATTTGTTTTTGATTAACACCAGAAGTTCTAAATAATTTATTATCTAAAATTGAAACAAAAGGTAGCCAATCTTTTTTGTAGGGATTCTTAATTTTGAACCCATTAACTATTGTTTGTAAATAATCCATTGAAGTATTATATTTGCAATAATTTTTTTTCTGTGGATTATAATAGCCTTTCTGTCTTGATATATGAGCAAAGAAGTGTGGTAATTTCTTTTTATTGTATTCGTCGCTAAGTTCTTCTTTATATTTTTTTCTCATCTTATCAAGTTCTTTTACGTTATTTATATCAAATTCTTTTTTTGCTTTATCTATTTCAATCCCAGACATAACATCTAATTGGCAAATATCATAGTATAATTTTTTTATATCATTATATTCAGCACCATGATACATTTTGTCCCATAATAATGAATTAAGTTCTTGGGATAAATTGATAATTTCACCGATTTTGTTTATTGATGTTTTAATATCCAAATCAGCCTGTTCCTCTGGCGTATAATATCTTTTTACTTTTTTAGCAGTTACAAAGGATGTCGGAGTCTTAAAAATATTATAGTTACGTTCTGCAGCTCTTATAAGTATTTCATTATCTGTAAGAAGCATTGTATCACTATCAAAATCTGCGCCAGATAGCCTCTGTAGTATATTTTCTCCAATGGAGTTAATACATACAATTTCCTCAGTAAGATTAAAATAATGATCAATTAGCCGATTTTCTCTATTAGTTGCCAGTAAAATATTTCCCATTGTTACATGAGGGCTTCTTGAACCTAACAAAGTTTTATTGTATTCAAATCTCGTATTATGAATATTTCCAATTCCCATTTGGCTTTCTCCATTAAATTTTCCAATAGATTGTTGGAGCATTTCTATTGGATTCCCTAATAGAGTAGAGTAGTTGCCATTGACATATACATGGCCATTTTTTAAATTCTTATAATATGATGCAAGTAAATCGTGCAAAAACTCTTGATAATATTTTGTTTTTGTAAAATTATCATTTATACACATAAGATTATACACAACGTCATTCTTATCAAGCATTTGTTGATTCATTGGCTCAAACTCACTAATATCTGGATATTTAATATAATATCTTACGACAGATGGATTGTTTCTTAACATCTGTGCAAAATGCAAAGATTCCTGTAAGAATTCTTTTATCTCATTTTTAGATAATTGAAGAGTATTAATTAATTGATAATGTGTTTGTACAAGTCTCCCATCAAAGAAATGTGTTTTCTTATCATGTTTTACAACTCCAAAATTAGTGTACAAGTTATCTAACCAATTATCCAAAGTATCAAATTTTAAATATTTAATACTGTTTGGTGTTGTTATTAATTTTATATCTTTAATTTGTCTGGCTCTTGTTTTACCATTTAGCTGAGATATATCAGTAATATTGTTATCTTTAAACCATTGTTGGATATTACAATTAAAACAGCATGATTTAAACATCAAATTTCTCAATAACACCATTCCATAACAAGAATAATTACCCATAATAGAAACATCAATAAGTGATTGTCCGTCCCAGATACTATTTGAAATTTCACAATTTTTTTCTGACGTAGTAAGATAACCATTTTCATTATGGGTTTCAATTACATCTTCTCTAAATACACTCTCAAAATCATCAATAAGTAAAATGTTTTCTGGTGAAATTGGAAGAGTATCAATAATACTGCTTGATGGAAGAGAAATATAGCTTTCATATGCTGCCAAGTCTACTTCCTGTTCGTCTTTAGGTATAAAATTACCAGAACTAAATTTTAAAATAGGTTTGAACAATTCTTGATTAATAAACAAGCATTTACCAACACGGGCTGACCCAGAGGATCTTTTCATTCTGCAATATTTTTTACCATTACAAACAAAACCATTTTTATATAATTCCTTTCGCAATTCAGCATTAGTCTTTAGTGTCTTTGGTTCTTTAATTTTTGTGTATTGCTTTTGAATTTCTTTTACGTTACTTTTATTCTTCTTGTCTTTTATTTCAACATCTGTAACACTGAAATATTTAGGCAGTATATTAATTTGTGTTATTACTTTTTCTCCAATTTTTATTCCTACAATTTCGCCAGACTCATTTTTTGCAATACAATCATCAAAAACAAGGTTTCTGTAATCATATCCAAACTTTACAAATGTGTTCTTATTCATTTGATTCCATTCTTTCACGGAATACTTAAATGTTAAATTTATCACATTAGTTGAATATGAATGCTTTTTAATTTTAAATAGAAAATCATTCTTCCTATATTTTTTGTAATAGATATCTAAAAGCTCAATTAAATCTAAACTATAATCAAGTGAATTAATAAACTTCCGTAAATTATACTGTCCATCCTTGAGTTTTAAATTATATCCTTCCGGATTACCCTCAATATAGTGTGCTGATAAATAAACATCCTTAGCGTCAATAGATGGTATGTAAATTCCTTTATTCTCCAAATCTTATCCCTCCATTATACCAATTTCATTGTCTCTGCAATTGCATAATCCATAATTTCATCGTGTACTACATTTTCGTGTTTACCGTATAATACAACATCATATAATTCTGAAATTAAACCTACATCACGATAAGAATTAATGGATAAAGAAACTGATAAATTCGATAATGTCATTACCTTTTGTAAAGACTTTGGTGATTTATCAAATTGTGGAACAATTACTTTGATGTTTTCCAAGACCAATTTTTTAAAAGCTTCATATACACCAAATTCGTTAATGTCATTTTTAATAGTTTTTTTGATTTCTGCCGTAGTTAATTTCTTCATTTTAATATCTTCTCCTTATTTTATGCATTAATCATCATTCATTACCTTTACCTCATATCCAAGCCATTTTAATAACTCTCTCATGTTATAAAAACAATCATAATGACAAAATTCCCCATTGTCATTTTCTATATATTCTTCCCCTCCGTATATCCCATTGCCACAAGATGAACAATAGTAATTCGCTTTCGGTGGAATATAATTTGGGCATCTAAAATCATGTTTTACTGTCCTTTTGCAATACTCACAGGCTATTAAGCAGCACCTCCCCTGATATATTCTATTTTCTCATGAGCATAACCGTCATTTGTTGTATAATATATATCCCTGATTCTTAAATCCTTAATAGCAGCCATACAGGATGGGCATGGTCTGGCCAGTCCAAAAGGTTGGTCTTTACGGATCCGGTAGATATATAGCTTTACTTTTGTAAAATTAACATGCATCTGCCTGATTGAATTTAAGCAGCTAATTTCAGCATGTAGTTTTGGCAATGCATCAGTTTTACCAACGGTATGTATATCACGATATTGGTTGTACTGTTTTTGCATTGGATGGGTTTTATTACAGTTACAACCGATTCCAATAATATTGCCCTGATATACAGCAATACACCCTACATGTGTTTTAGTATAATCTGATATATCAGCAATTTGTTTTGCTTTGTTGAAATATTTATAATCATTCTTTGTTAACATCGGTTCTGCTTAGTTCTTTCATCTTCAAATAAATCATGCCCTTTATCAAAGCATTTGATTTCATATTCACAGTGCCTGATACAATCATCAAAATAGTTTTGTGACAATAAACATGAAACATATTGGAGGATATCTGCCTTAATAGTTTTTCTGTTCCCATCAAAACTTATCTTTTCATTGTTTAGTGTTTCAATCGCATGGTATGTATCAATAGTGTTCTCTTTTATGTAGAAAGTTATTGTATATCTTTTTAAATCATAATTATATAATGCATCTGTACGGATCCAATACCCGTTTTCTAAATCAATATCTAAAGTAAAATCACTTGTTTTTATGTAATGCAACCTTTTCATGTTTATTTTTTCTCCGTCATTCTTTTATTTCGCGCCTCTTCATTTTTTCTGCATTGCTCATCAAATTTCAAATCAGATTCAATCCGTCCTGCAATATTGCGCTTGCTAGGATGTGTTGTATCAAAATCGGATAAACAAATGATTCCTCCAAAATGAGAGTTTGGGCTTTCATAATCATATCTTGTGTTTTTAATTGTCATTCTTTAATAAAATCTTCTCCTTTTCTATAATTTATTGATTGTTGTTTATAGCTTTATTCTTTTTATTAACAAACAAGGCAATTACTGTTATAATATTTTTGGTGCACCACAATGTAACTTGGTGATAAAACTCAACTGACAAATTGTCAGGTACGGTAAAGGGGTGTTGCACTATTAGTATTTTTATACTAAGCCATATATCTCCAAGTACTATGAGAACTTACATACGAAAGGGAAACATATGGTAAATTTTATTATTGTTCTCTCACCAGCAGCCATTTAGGCTTCATATAGACTGATTCGTTATTGTATTATTAAAAAACTAAATGATGCTGGTGTAGAATACGCCATGGCCACGAAAGACCAAATCTATTTTGACAGATAACCTTTCTTATAGTGGAACGTCTTTTCTTCATGAGAAGGTATCTGATTGTAACTGTTAATTTTCAACCAGTGAATTGTAAGCCTCACTGCGAAATTTAAGCATTTAGCGTAATGTTGTGTACACACTTTGGAGATGCCACAAGTGTGTCTCCATTTTTAAGAAGTAATTGCCATTAGTGATTTGCATGGTTTTGTTTGTGATTGCCTAATTCATTTTTCTACATTTTGTTTTACTGTTTTCTAAAATTTCTATTTGTTTAAGTATTTCATTTGAATAATCATAATCAGTATCAATTTTTTGGTTCCTGTTTTTATCTTTTGCAAAATGTATGTAATCGGTAAATACTTTTGGCATAGTGATAAAGCCATATTTATTTTTTCTTCACATAGTTATGCAAGTTATCACCTGCCTAATTTATTAAAGAATCAAATGCCCCAAATGATAATTTATTCTTTTTTGAGCAGCATTCGTTATACCTCATTAACAATCCAAAAGCTGTTTTTATTCCAACATTTTTTGTTTGTGTATATGTATCAGCTTTTTCTTTGATTTTATCAAAAGAAGATTTTGAAATATTCTTAGTGTTTTTATCTATGAAAACTTTTGTAAATTCTTTCTCAATGATAGATGATTTATAAACCGAATAAAATTTCATAAATCCTTTTAAAAAGCTTGCTTGTAAGGAATATTTGAAACCTTTGCAGATCTCTTTTAAAAGAGTTAGCATATTTACAAAATCAATATCACCAATTTCATCATAGATTTCTTCTATTGTTGCAGCACAGCCAAAGACGTTTTCTTTTGCACCTCCAGAGTAAACAATTGAGAAACCAGACTTTTTAACACACTCAATAACATATTTCCATTTAGGGTCAAACTGTGAACGGGCTTCGTAATCTTCATTAGTACCATATGTACGCTTCCCATTGTTTAACTGTGAGAACAGCTGATACTCATCCTGTTCTGTCATATCCCTATAAATATGGCAGACAATAGTCCCTTCTGAATCAGCCATCATTTTTGCGAGCTTTCTTTTTTGTCCTTCCACAATGCCATACTGTCCATCACGATAACTGACATGAACCGGGTCGCATAATTTATCTTCCCATGTAGAAGCCAATTGACGGACATCTGCTTCTTTAGGTGTTTTTTGGCATTTTAGTTTTGCATGTAAAATTTTACAGGATAAAACTTCTGTGCTGTCAGGTACGAATAATCCATTCTTTTTCTTCATAATTAAAAATTCTCCTTTACTTTCTCTTTGATTTTTTCTTCAAGTTCTATAATTGCTTCAATTACACTGTTCAATTTTTCTATGGCATAATTTAAATCTTTGTTTTCCATTTTCTTATGTACTTCATGCAAATTAAAAATCCTATAATCGCAAGATTGTACATTTTCCAACAGAGTTTTCGCCATAATATCAAATTCTTCTTTTGGAATTATAGAATCTAACACGTTGACGGGTGTTTTTGTGGAAATAAGTGCATTTAATAACTGTTCTTCTGTAAAATCATCATTGGATTCTTCTTTGCTTTTTCTGTTTGGCAAATGACCTTGTTGTATTCCACCATACAATTGTGCAGCTTCTTGGTATGTTTGTGGTTGATGAGAAGATTCATTATTTATATTCTCTTTTTCTTTTTCATTTTTTTTCACCTTTTCATAACCAGCGTTTATGCTTACTTCATTAGAAAGAACCTTTTTCTTTAACTCTTCATCATCTGAATTCATAACTTTATTAAATCTTGCAACAGTTCCAGTACCAACACCTGCCATTTTTGCTAATTCTTTATCAGTTTTTATTTTGGTATGGTCTCCATTTGGAGAAGATACCTCCGTATACTGAT